GTCTCTTGATCCGCCTGAGTTGTGCAGTATTGCGACTTTCCACGATGAGATAATGTGTGAATTTAACCCAAAGACTGGGCAAGAGGCTGGCCTAAGATTGCCTTGGCGCAAAACGTATGAAGAAGTGGTGTTGAGGCCTGGAGAAATAAGCGTGTGGGCTGGTATTAACTCGCATGGAAAGTCTATAATATTATCACACGTTGCTGTTGACGGTGTTGCACAAGGTGAAAAGTTTTGCATAGCTTCAATGGAAATGCAGCCTTGGAAGTTGGGGCGCAAGATGTATCAGCAGGTGGGTGTTAGTGACAACCCATCACCAGGCCATGCCGAAAATATAAAGATGTTTTTGCAAGATGGTGTTTGGATCTTCAAGATTTATGGAACAGCCAAAGCCGGGAAGATTCTTGATGTGTTCAAGTATGCCAGGATGAAATATGGAATAAACCATTTCATAGTCGATTCATTGGCCAAGTGTGGATTTGCAGAGGATGACTATAAAAACCAGAAGCAGTTTGTCGATGAGTTGATGGAATTTGCAGGAGAGTTCAACGTCCATGTCCACCTAGTTGTCCATATCAGGAAGAAAGAAGACGAAAACAAGGTGCCTGGAAAGATGGATATAAAGGGAACAGGGGCAATAACTGACATGGTGGACAATGTTTTTATAACATGGCGAAACAAGCCGAAGGAGAAAGCACAAAAGAATGGTGATAAAACGCACGATGGTAAATATGATACTTTGTTTTGTTGTGAGAAGCAGAGAGAGACAGGTGAAGAACCGGCATACGCTTTGTGGTTTCATGGGCCATCATGCCAGTTTTTAGAGTATCAAGACGAAGAACCAAAACAATATATTTTTAACTAAACAGGAGATTTAAAATGCCAGAGTACGATAACTCAAATTCAGGTGTACTTTTTAAAAATGACAAAGACGGAAACGAGAAACGACCAGATTATAAAGGGTCTATCAACGTGGGTGGGGTAGAGTTTTGGTTGTCAGCATGGATCAGAACACCAAACGCAGGCGGGGCTAAATTTATGAGCCTGTCTGTCCAGCCGAAAGATGAGCATAAGTCGGATGGTAGCGTTGAGATAGAAGATGAGGATGTGCCATTTTGATTTGACTTACCACCCAAACATGCTATTATAAAAAGGCGGCAATCGAGATATCGATGGTCAAGCTCGTCCCTTGGCCGTGCCGCTTCATCTCAGGACGTAAACCAGTGACGGAGGTATTCTTGATGGAAATAATCGAATACAAAACAGATGAAGCAAATCGGTGTTTTGCCGCCTCTGTTGCCCTTGGCGGGGCCATATTCTTGGCTTGGCATGGGAAAGAAGGGTGGGGGTGGCTGATATTCGCCGGCATTGTGCTTGGCGGTATTTCAGTTAGTGGGGACTAATCATGGGGGTAGTTTGTGGATAACAAAACGCTAAATATGATCCACAACGTGGTTTGTGGTTGATTGGTGAGACACAAGATGGGCAAACAAACAAAAAAAGAAAAAGCTGATTCCATGGCGACCATGGTCAACACCGTTGCCGGAGCCGCTGGGCAACATGGCGCGATGGAGTGGCTTGCAAGTCATCTGGGTGGGCTAATGTATGACCGTGACCAGCAGCGCAGGCAGATTAAGGCGTTGAAACGGCGGGTGGCTGAATTGGAGGGGGGATAGTGAACAATGATATTATTAAAGAGAATGACAGCCTTCGTTCTATGTTAGCCGATAAGGCGGTGAGCGAGACTATAATAAAAAGCTTGAATCTTAATGGCTCCGGATTAAGCATGCAGCTTGAGGGCGGTGCCGCTCAAGTAATGGCAGAGGCGTTTGCTGAACAATTTATCGAGAGCGGGGCTGAAAATTATTTGGAAGTTTCTTTTGGCCATACAAAACTGATGCCTGGGGAAAACCTCGTAGTTACTATTCAGCGAGTTGATGGGAAAACTCCTCATGCTTTTAGGCAAATAGCTGAAAATCAGATCAAAGCGCTGAAGAGGCGTGTTGCTGAATTGGAGGGGAATGGATGAATAAAGCAACTCCAATAGAAATGAGAAAAGCTTTGCAGGTCGTTGACGCTTTAAAAAAGGCGGGGGTGTTATTTGTTCCTGTGCCAATTCTTGATAGTAATGACAAGGATTTACTTCTTGGAATACTTGAAAAGAGGCTTGATATAATTGAGGGTATGCATACTGAAATTGCCGAAAAGGAGAGTGCAACCATTGGTATCACTACAAACAAGCCATTAGGTTGTGGTGGTGAATTAGCGCCAATTCCTTATGTGAAGGTGGATAATAAATAATCCTACTAAAAGATTCTATTCCAGGAGATGCCAGAGCAAATGAGAAAGAATTATATGCTTTGTACGCCGGTGATGCAGTTCGGCAGACATCCGAGCAAGACGTTAACCTCTCAGTTCGGTGATACTTATAGAAAAATATTGGCTTAATTACCCAAAACATTTTTATAGGTCGCAGGTTCAAATCCTGCCCGGCGTACAAAGCATATAAGGCTGAAATTGGCAGTGTTTAATATGAGAAGAGCAAAAAAGATTGACTCAAACCAGCGTGACATTGTGGCACTTCTTAGGAGTCTGCCCGGCGTAACTGTTGCCCTGGATCATGATGATATTTTTATTGGATATAAAGGGAAAAACTTTTGGTACGAGATAAAGAATCCTGACACGGTGAGTAAAAAGACCGGCAAGATTCTGGAGTCTGCAAAGAAGGATTCGCAGAAGAAACTTGAACGTGAATGGAAAGGCCATTACAAAATTGTTTCGAATGTTTATGAAATTTTGGATGATATGGGGATTGAGATCGTTGGTTGATTGGTTTTGTTGATAGGGCAAAAGATGGATCTTGGAATGTTTTTGCTCCGAGCCCAAAACATGATGGTGCTATTAATCTCGCTGGTAATCATTCTAGGAAAAAGAACGCTATGGATGCTGTTGTGGCTATTGTCAATAGGCAATCTCTGGTTGTCGTTCAATAAAGGGAGGGTAACAGATGAGTGATAAAATTAAAGAAGCGTTTGACGTTATTAAACAGGCCATGGTTGATGATGACCCTGGCGCCCCTGGAAGTTATGCGCATACTTGGCATTGCAATATAGCTATGATGTGTCATGATGCAATTAAGTCGCATGATGTGACCTGTATAGATGAAGACAGTGGGGTGATGAGTTATGATGACGCTCTCATCATTGGAAATGATGCAGCTAGTCGCTTTATGAAGCTTTGTTTTGGGGTAGACACTAAACAGTAACAGCTAAAATTCATGTTTCATGGCGGTTTAAACGATGGCAACAGCAAAAGAAAGGAATAAAGACAAGCTATTAGAATATTTGACAAATCCAGAAAACGAGTTCCGTAATAGAACTTTTCTTGCAACTGAAGTGCTTGGTTATAAGAAAAGACAGTCTCTCACTAATTGCTTTACGAGTGCAGAACTTGACCAAATAGAAGCAGAAGCTTTAGAGATTAGACGCTCAAAATATTCTTCTGACTTGGCCAAGATTGACGCAAGCTTGTTAAAAGCAGCCAAGGGTGGCGATACTGCTGCTATAAAATTAGCATATCAAAAGTTCGAGGGATGGAAAGAGGTAACACGAAAAGAATTAACAGGTAAAAATGGCGAACCAGTCGAAGTTAACAACACTAGAACAATTCAATGCACTAATGCTTTGCTTGAAAGAATTGCCCCCATTAGAAGCAAAATCGCATTGCCGGAACCTGGCGAGGACTAATCTATATTTTTTGTTGAGATATGGGTGTGACCGTCCGGATGTTGAAAGGCAATGGTTGCTTGATAGGTGTAATGATGTGCAAGAAAACCCAGACGGCATGCTGGACTTGTGGGCTCGGGAGCATTACAAGTCAACTATCATCACATTCGCCAAGTCAATTCAAGATATTCTTTCTTCACACGGCGACGATCCCCTGCCAGAGTGGGGTGGAATTGAAGTAACGATAGGAATATTCAGCCATACCCGTCCAATTGCAAAAGGTTTCCTGCGGCAGATTAAACGGGAATTTGAGGACAACGACCTTTTGAAAGAGTGGTTTCCTGATATTCTTTGGAAAAATCCGCGCGCTGAGTCACCAGGGTGGTCGGAAGATGCTGGTATAATCGTAAAGCGTAAAAGCAACCCAAAAGAGGCAACAGTTGAGGCTCACGGGTTAGTTGATGGCCAGCCGACATCAAAACACTTCTGGATTTTAAATTATGACGATGTGGTAACAAGGGAGTCCGTAACCACTCCGGATATGATTAAGAAGACGACAGCGGCGTGGGAGCTTTCAACCAATCTGGGGTCGGATGGTGGCAAGGAAAGAATAATAGGCACAAGGTATCATTTCAACGACACATATGCGGATATCATAAAACGCAAAGCCGCTATACCTCGTATTCATCCGGCGACAGAGAACGGTGAGGCTGATGGCGTGCCGGTGTTGCTGTCCAGGGAAAGGCTAGTCGATAAACGAACAAAGCAAGGGCCATATACTTTCGGGTGTCAAATGTTGCAGAATCCTAAATCAGATAGTTCTCAGGGCTTCCAGGAAGATTGGATTAAATTGTGGGATGCAGTCTCTTATCAGGGTTTAAATATCTACCTCCTACGAGATCCAGCATCAGAAAAGAAAAAAAGTAGTGATTATACGGTTGACATTGTTGTGGGATTAGGGCAAGATAAAAACTATTATATAATTGACATAGAAAGATCCAGGCTAAATTTGACTGAAAGGACTAGCCAATTGTTTAATTTGCATTCAGAATATGAGCCACTTGACGTTGGTTACGAGCAGTATGGAATGCAGGCCGATATTGAACACGTAGAAGAAAAGCAAAGAGAGATGAACTACAGGTTTAATATTAACAAGGTTGGCGGCAGCATGCCTAAGAACGATAGGATCAAGCGATTGATACCATTGTTTGAGCAAGGCCGAATATTTTTTCCTAAAAGATTACTAAAAACAGACGAACGAAATATCAAAAGAGATATAGTCAGAGAGTTTATCGACGACGAATATCTTGCTTTCCCCGTTGGAGTCCATGACGATATGCTTGATTGTTTAGCGAGAATATTTGATATAGACACATCATTCCCCAAAGCTAAAAAGAAAGTGAACATTGCGCAGCCTGCACCGGCTGGCTGGATGGGTATGTAATGGCCAAATCGAAGAAGAAAGACGCAGACGTTACGCTGCTTGCCGAAGCCAGAGAAAGATTCCAGCAATGTTATGATTTCGAGGATGATGACCGCACGCAGTCTGAAGAAGATCAAGAGTTTGAAAATGGCAAGCAGTGGACAGACAATGACCAGGTCGAGAGGTCGGGTCGGCCATGCTTGACGATCAACAAGGTAGCTGCCACTACAAAACAAATTATTGGTGATTCAAGGCAGAACAGACCAGCAATAAAAGTCAGACCTGCTGGAGATGGGGCAAAAAAAGCAGTTGCCAATGTCCTTACAGGGATTGTTCGGAATATTGAAAACATAAGCGATGCTGAAAGCGTTTATGATTTTGGCATTTCAAGCTCAACCAGGGGCGGTTGGGGTGCTTGGCGTGTTGTTACTGAGTTTGTTGATGATAACAGCTTTGACCAAGACATAATCATTAAGCGTATTGTTAACCCGCTTTCTGTGTATATTGACCCTAACTCGACCGACATGGACAACCGGGATGCTAGATTTGGGTTTGTTATTGAGGAAATACCTGTTGATGAATTTAAAAAAGAATATCCCAAAGCAGACAAGTCCTCCTGGGAAGAATCTACTCAAAAAGAGTGGGTTATAGATAAAAATATACGAATAGCAGAGTATTTCTATAAAACTTATGTCGATAAAGAAATCTTACTACTTGAGGGTGGAAAGGTTGTAAATAGGGCAGATGTTGAGATCCTTGGCGATGATGATAAATACGTCATTGTTGATGGTGAGCCTCTTGGTGTAGTCCGGGAGAGAACAGCAAAAGAAGAAAAAGTAAAATGGTGCAAGTTCTCTGGGGAGTCCGTCCTCGAAAAAGGAGATTGGGCTGGTAAATATATACCTCTTATCGTGTGTCTCGGTGAAGAAGTATGGGTGAAGGGGAAGCGGGAGCGAAGATCCGCAATCCGTTTTGCCAAAGATTCACAGCGGCTCTATAACTGGGCCAGGTCAAACAGTGTCGAGACTATGGCGCTAAGCCCAAAGCAACCGTTTTTACTTACTGCTGATGAAATAGAAGGCCACGAACAGCAATGGGCAAAGGCCAACCATACCCCACAACCATACCTGTTATATAATCACAAAAACGGCATACAAGGAAGACCTCAGAGGCAACAAGGGTCTTTCCCCGATTCCGGAGCAATACAAGAAGCAATGCTTGCCGCCGATGACATCAAGGCAACAACGCAGCTTTATGATGCTGGAATGGGAGCAAGAAGCAACGAGACAAGCGGGAAAGCCATACGAGAAAGACGTATGGAGAGCGACACAGCCAGCTTTGAGTTCCATGACAACCAAGCAAAAGCCATTAGGCAGACTGGTAGAATAATAGTTGATCTTATTCCCCACATTTATGACACTGAGCGGACATTACGCATAATCGGTGAAGATGGGAAAGAGGATATTGTCACCGTTAACCAGGCTATTCAAAGTCCTGGCCAGAATGAAAACCCGGTTATGTATGATTTGAAAGTAGGACGTTATGATGTTGTCGTCGATACAGGCCCGGGCTATGCCACTAAGCGACAAGAAGCGTCAGATGGCATGATCAGAACTCTTGAAATATTCCCACAAGGTGCTCCAGTTCTTGTTCCTCTTATAGCAAAAAATAGCGATTGGCCGGATGCTGATAATGTTTCTGAAAAGTTAGAGGAAATGATGGGTGGCCCAAAAGAGGGCGAAGACCAACCCCCACCAGATCCAGAACAAGCGATGAAGGCCCAAAAGGGGCAGCTTGATATTGAGGGCAAAACTCTTGATAATACCAAGAAGAAAATGGACATATCAGAAGGGCAAGCAGAACAGCAACAAATGATGGCTCAAGTAGCACAGCAAGCCGTTTTAATGACCTTAAATAAATTAGGGTTGGTATAAAAACTGCCGCCGAGTTTAACGGGCGCGAAGGAGAATAAGATGGACGACCATATCGAACAACAGGAAACGGGCATAGAAGAAACAGTGGTGCCGACTGAAACAACTGAGCTTGATGAGAGCCAACAGGATGATGCTGCCGCCGGGCATGAAGAACCGGGCGAGGTAGAACTTCTAAACAAAAAAATTAAAGGTCTTGAATCTGCCGCCGCTGCCGAAAGACACAAAAGGCAAGACGCAGAACGCAGGCTGAACCAGCAAGAAGAAACACCAACACCGAGGCCAGTAGAGCAAGCAGCAAAGCCGAGACTAAGCGATTTTGAAGATCATGAGTCATATTATGAAGCGTTGACAGATTATAAGATTGTCGAACGTGATACAAAGATGGCTAATGATCGCGCTGACGCAAATAGAAAGGCTGCTGCAAAAACTATCGGCGCAAGTGTGGCTGATTTGCACTCTGCCGGAAGGTCTGAGTTTGACGACTGGGATGCAGTTGTGAATGTCGATGGGTTGGCAATATCGGAAACGATGCGAGACTCTTTGCTCCAGACTGATAATGGGCAAGCTGTTTTTTATCATTTGGGTAAAAATCCGGAGTTGTCTCTTTCTATTGCTAGGATGCAACCTCTTAGGCAGGCTATGGAAATAGCGAAAATTGAAACAAAGCTGACAGTTAAAGCAAAAAAAACAACAACCAATGCCCCAGATCCGATTAAGCCGGTTGGAGCTAAAAGCGCAGGGACAAAGATGTCCACTAATGATTTGGCATCAAAGGATCCTGTTGAGTTTATCCGGCAAAGGAATGAGGGGTTAATTTAAGGAGTATTAATCATGGCAAATTCATATTTAAAACCTGATGCGATTACAGCAGAAGCACTGCGTGTATTGCATAATCATCTGCCATTTATCAAGAATATTGATAAACAGCACGATAAAGAAACAACTTTCGGTGGCCAGAAGCGTGGCGCATCTATCCGTGTTCGGAAGCCGAATCAGTACCAAGTACGTACTGGTTGGGCTATTGACGCGCAAGACCAGGAAGAGCAGAGCGAAACTCTTACTATCGGTACCGTAAAAGGTGTTGACATGAACTTTACTGATGCTGATTTGGCATTGGAGATTAACGAGTTCAGCCGCCGTTTCATTACCCCAGCGTGTAAACGTCTTGCCTCTGAGGTCGATTTGCTGACTTTTCAGAATATGTACAGGCAGGTTTATAACTCTGTCGGTACTCCTGGCACTTCTCCGGCTACAGCACTTGTTTATTTGAACGCTGGGCAGAAACTTGATGAAAATGCCGCACCTATTGATGATCGTTGCATGATCGTTGATCCTCGTTCGCAGGCTACTACCGTGGACGCACTTAAAGGTCTTTTTAACCCAAGCAATGAGATTTCCAAGCAATACACTAAGGGCCGCATGGGTAATGCTCTTGGTTTCGATTGGTTTATGTCTCAGAACGTGCCTAATCACACTACCGGTTCCCGCGTTGGCACTATCCTTGTTGATGGAACAAGTGTTGAAGCATCAAGCACTATTCACGTTGACGGGTTGACCAATGCAACGGACACTTTTAAGGCTGGCGATGTTTTCACAGTAGCCGCTGTTTTTGCCGTTAACCCGGAAACAAAGCAAGTTCAGCAGCATTTGCAGCAGTTTGTTGTGACAGAAGATGCAACAGCTTCAGGGAATGAAGTCGATCTTACTGTTAGTCCTGCCCTGTATACTGCTACATCTGGCGCGCTTCAGACTATTTCTGCTCTGCCTACTGATGGTGCTGCAATTACTCCACTTGGTACTGCTTCCACTATATACCCACAGAACATGGCGTTCTACAAAGATGCTTTTACTTTTGCATCTGCTAACCTGGAAATGCCAAGCGATGTATCTTTCAAGGGCCAGATGGAAGTTGACGGAATCAATATGCGTATCTTGAGACAGTTTGACATCAACAACTCAAACTATCCTTGTCGTATTGATATTTTCTTCGGGTCTTTGGCCCAGCGTCCTTCACAGGCGTGTCGTGTAACTGGATAAATTAGTTTTTCTAAAAATATAGTTATAGCCTGCTATTTTGTGGGGCTATAACTTTTCCCCAAATGAGGTATCAAAATGGCTGCTGAAGTTACAGGTTCCGGTTTACCGGACGGATTGAAAGTAGGTAGAAGTTCTGGCAAGTTGGGCTTTTTTGGCTCTGCTCCCGTTGTACAACCAACCACTGATGTTACAGTTGGCACAGATACAGCAACAATAATTCTTGAGATTGCTGATTTACGCGCTGCTCTTGTTTCCCTTAATATAATTGCCGCTTAATGCGAATTTATATTGGGATTCCAATACATGGCGGAGCCGGTGGAGAGTTCATCGGCTCCCTCTTGAAAACACATGCTGCCTTGCATATGGCTGGGCATGATGTGGAAGTTGATTTACACACTGGTTGCAGTGTGCTGCCAAAGGCTAGAAACGAAATAGTACGCAGGTTTGTTGATAGCGGGTTTGACAAACTGGTGTTCATAGACTCCGACATGGAGTGGGAAGTTGAAAGCTTTTTTAAGCTGATTGACTCTGACCACTGGCTTTGCGGTATTGATTACCGAAAAAAGAAGGACGAAGTATCTTTTACCGGGACATTAACCGGAGAAGAAAAGGAAGGATGGTTAAGGGCTTTTTCTGTTGGAACTGGTTTGATGTGTATTTCTCAAGAAGTTACACGAGATATGATGCAAGCCTACCCAGAGCTTAGGTATGTAAATGAAGATGGAAAAGTCTGTTTTTCTTTGTTTGACTTTTGCCTGCATAAAGGCGAGTATTGGGGTGAAGATACCACCTTTTGTAGAAGGTGGGTTGAGACTGGTGGCGAAGTAGCTATTTTATCAGATGCGTGCACTTCCCATATCGGCATGAAAAGATACACAGGAAATAGGGCTGAAGATGTTTAATTTTAAAGGATATTTTATTATGAAAAAAATAATCTTATTTTTGTTGGTTTTACTTATCCCTGGTATTTCGTTTGCTGGTATAACAGAAGACCAGAAACAGGACATTTCGACAAGGCATGGGTATTATGTTGTGCATAAGTACACGGCAACAGCGGATGGCTCAGGCGACATTGCTATCACCAATATTGGCGCGTTTAATGGATGTATCTCTATGATTACATTTGATCTTGATGACACTGACACCCCCGACGCAAATTGGGACATGTATGTGTACAGGGATGCAGGTACAATCAAAGGTGATATTCTTGGCGGATCTGGTGTAAACCTTTCTGGCACAGTAAACGGGCAATCAACTCCATTGGTAGGCGGCGCATATGGGTGCCCCCCACATGCTGGCGATTTGTTTTTTGTTGGTGATGAAATGGGCGCAGCCACTATCGTTAAAATTGAAATATGGGAGTTGAGATGATGTCAGAGTCAAAAACACAAAAGGCACGTTTCTGGATGTACCACGACGATACACCAGAGGGGAAGATATACGAGGTTGACCCGTTGATTGTGGGTGATGTCCAAAAGGAGCTTGCAAAAGGTGGATGGGTTGATACTCCAGCAAAGCTGAAAGAAACGCCTGCTGAATAC